TCGTCTCGTAACCAAGGAACCCTGGTCCCCAATTCCGTTCCATAAAGCTAATCGAGAAGGCGTAAGCACTTTGCTTCTTCCAATGCTACCTCACCTTCGTGGAGACAGATATAAGGAGATCAGAATTATTCTTTCGGTAACTAGGTTACACGAATCGATCCGGTTAAAACCGGAGCTAGACTTAGACCCAATAGAAACACCTTACAGTGGAACTAAGGATTTGAGTGAGTTCGACGCTGAATTTCTTGAGTTTCTTCAAAATAACTCAACGGCGAGAAAACTTCATCAAAGCCTTCCAAAACTAAGAGGTTCCGATCGCTTAATAGGCCGTATCAGGTCAGGTCCTAACGGGCAAGCAATAGTTACAAGCCACTACGATGCTGTTGCAGTTGCTCAAAACAAGAATTTGTTAACCGGCATAATTAATTTTAATAGGTTGCTTTCGCAGAACCATATTACTAATAATTTAGCTTGGTGTGCAAATAAAAGTGCTGAGTTGCTGAGCGGTAAATCGTTAGAAACAGGTAAGATAGCACTTGCATCCGAGAGGGCTGGCAAGACGCGACTGTTCGCAATCGGAGACTATTGGTCTCAGAATAGTTTGCAGTCTCTTCATGACTGGCTAATGAAAATATTGAAAATGTTGCCTTGTGATTCAACTTACGATCAAGGGAAAGGATTCGAAAGAATCCGAACCAAGAAAGTGAGGTACATTGCGAGCTTTGACATATCCAAATTCACATGCCGAGTCCCGTTGAGACTTCAAACAACTATGCTCAGTTATTATACATCCCATGACTTGGCCCAATGTTGGGAAATGATCGTTGGACATCGGAGCTTTAAAACTTCGCTAAACAAAAGTGTGATGTGGCACGTGGGTCAGCCGCTTGGATTATTATCCTCGTGGGCAACTTGCACGCTACTCCACCATCATTTAGTTTGGTTCGCGAGCTATCGACATTTCAAAGATCACAGACCTTTCAAAGGGTACCAAATTTTAGGAGATGACATAGTAATCTGGCATAAGGGCGTTGCTAAAGCTTACGCATGCATACTTAGTGAATTAGGTGTAGAAATAAACCTAAGTAAGTCTAAGCTTTATAATGGAAAGAAGAAGGAACCGATATTCGAATTCGCCAAAAGAATATGCGTAAATAATAATGAAATCTCGGGAATCCCTTTCGATCTATTAAAAGTTTCAACTACTAGTATTTATAACTACGTTGATTTGGTATTACACCTCATCGATACTAACTTACTAAAAGCACACGGAGATTTAGCCCTTCCCGAGTACCTATCCCCGAAGGGAAAATACTTCTTAGAAGTCCTTTTATGGGAGAAGTCTCTGATGCGCCCCGCATGGTTGCAAAACCGATTGGGTAACGACAATGAAGAGACCGCCTTGTTAAACGTTGTGCGTAAAGAAACGGCACGAGTGCGCTTAGAAGGTTTCCAAGAACTAATCGGGAAACTTGATAAGCTGTGTTACTCCAGTGATCTGAAGCATGAGCTTGAACAAGCGGGGGTTGTCCACTCCGATGAACTAATTGGGTACGCAGACGCATTTTACCATCCTATCGTTCATTCTTTGAATGAAGTTGGAATGAAAATGTATGATACATTGCCAATCCTGGAGTCTATCGCGGAAGCAGACGCCTCTCCAAACGTGGAACTTACTTTACCTGAGTTATCAAGCGTTGAGTATCTCCCGCTACCTTATATGAATGCTCATTTTGAGCGTCCAGGTAAAAGGAATCCTGAACGTCTTCGTAAACACTCACAGCTGGTATT